GCTGTTCTTAGATTCAATGATAAGGTGAATTTATGCTACAAAATGATAAAGACCCGTTCGGGTACGGACTAAGTACCTACGCGTGGGTAATCGGCCTAGCAGTCATCGGGGGCGCAGTTAAATACCTCAACGATTCCGACAAATTCAGTCTGATTTCGCTTTTACGCGATCTAGTGTCTGCGGGGTTTGCGGGGATTTTGACGTTTTGGTTGTGCGAGTGGATGGTGATAACCGGACCGCTCTCAGCAGTATTGATCGCTGTCTCGGGACTGATGGGTACGAAAGCCATCAAAGAAATCCAAGGTCTGTATCTCGCACGATTGGGACTTACAAATCAAGCAAGTAACAAACGTGAAGGGGATTAACCGTGATTTCCTCAGCAGCACTACAACACTCGGCCAAAAAAATAAGCACCAAGTGCAGCCATCTTCTTTCTATTCTTTCACCATTTGGACTAGCAGCACTACTTGGTGTTGCAGGCGTTTGGGCAATGGAGTCAGCCCCATCGCAAACGTTCATTAATACAACGGTTTTGACAGCGCACACCGGAGCAGACATTGAATTCAATGTACCGATAATCGTCCAAACTGATACCCGAAAGGCGCTTTATCGCATTTCCTTATCAGATAAAGATGGCGTTGTATATCAGTTTCCGGATCAAAACGTCGAAAATCCGAAGCTGCTTGACCTGACCGCGAAGAATATTCGTATTCCTGATGCCATTCGACCCGGCGTTTACACGCTTAATGTACAGGTGATTTATCCATTCAATCCGTTTAAAAACGGCAACATCTTTATGACGGTTGGAACGTTGAACGTCATTAAGTGAGGTACGGTACATGTCCTATTTGATTACTGCTAGCCAGCTTAATGCGTTGGTGCCGCTTGACGCTCAGGCGCAAGCATTGACCGATGCCATCAACGCATCTATGACGTACTACGGAATTGCGGATCAGCCGCGCCGTGTGCGATATTTTATCGCTCAATCGTGTTTTGAAACACAGAATTTTTCGTTATGGGCTGAAAATCTGATGTATACGACGGCTGAGCGCTTGTGTGCAGTTTGGCCGTCGCGTTTTTCAATGCAGCCGATGGGAGATAAAGCATATGCACACGACTACGTATGCAATCCTGCAAAGCTTGCAAATTTGGTTTATGCGAACCGGGGCGGAAACGGTCCTCCAGAAAGCGGCGACGGGTACAAATATCGCGGCCGTGGCGGCTTTCATCTAACATTCAAGAACAACTATCGTGCCTATTCTCGCGCTCGTTACGGTGATGATCGTATTGTCCAAAATCCTGACCTTGTGGCGCAGCCGCAAGACGCGATGATGTCGGCCGGCTGGTTTTGGATGAGCAACCAACTAAACGGTCTGGCTGATAAAGATCAGTTCACCAAAGTGACGCAAGTAATCAATGGTTCCGACGCAACAGTTCCGCAACGTCTGCAGGTGTTGAATAAAGTGAACAAAATTTTTGTCTGGTGAGTCTATGACGACGAGTCTTTTTTACTATCCGATGACTCTACATCGGGACACCGCACATGGACCAACAATCGCTACATGGACGAATCAACTGCCTCTGGTATCAGAGGTTACAGAAAGCGTATATGTGTTGACGGTGGATGATCCGCTGCAACAGGGTGCCTATGTGTGGGACGGAAAGCGTTTCCGATATGTACTGCCGTACCTAGAAATGTGTATGGCGATCATTGGCGGCGCTCAAATTGATATTTACTACGACCTCACTAGCTCGGCGCTGACCATTCCGGTAAGCGCGCAGGTATGGCGTAACGGGCTGCCCTACCAAGGTACTACCTTTACATTGAACGACCGAGCCGTGTGGGGCGTCGTCGTTTATCCACAGTCGGCGGCAGGCTCGGTCAAGAGTGTCAACAAGCAAAACCCGGATGCCTTCGGCAATGTGACCATCACGGCGGCAAATACTACGGGAAGTGGCGAGGGTGTCGTAGCTCAAGACGGGTCACAAACCGGTGTGATGAAGTTCAAGACGATCGATGCTGGAAGCGGTTTGAGCGTTTCGTCAACGGCAGATACGATCACGCTGAAAAATACCGGTGTGTTGAAAGTCAGCGGACAATCTCCCAACGCGGCCGGTGAAGTCGTTGTATCAGGAAAAGACGCGAATCCTGCATCTGGCGAATCGCTCGTTGTCGACAGTGGGGCGACGACGGGAACGATCACTTTCAAGACGCTGGTTGCAGGAAGCAACATTACGATCGCAGCAGATGCGAACGGTAATTTACGTATCGACGGTTCGAGTTCCTATGTACTGCCGCCTGCTACCTACACGTCGCTAGGGGGAGTAAAGGTTGGCTCCAATATCAGCGTCGCTGCGGACGGCACAATTTCTGTTGCGCCGCCGTATGCGTTGCCTACTGCAAGCGATACAACTCTTGGCGGTATCAAGATCGGTAGTGGGCTGACCATAACCAGTGATGGTACAGTTTCCGTCAGTTCGTACATACTTCCGATTGCATCCAGTACACAACTCGGTGGAATCAAAGTAGGTAACGGTCTATCTATCGACGCTACAGGGGTTTTGTCTGCAACGCCGTATACACTTCCTATCGCGAGCGCAAGTGCGCTAGGGGGTGTACGTATCGGAAATGGTCTGAGTATCGATTCATCGGGAATTTTGTCTGTTACAGCCGTAGGCGGCGTGTCATCAGTATCCGGCCAAACCGGTGCAGTTGTTGTCAGAACGACAGACAACAATACGGCGTCAGGCGAAACGCTGATTGTTGATAACGGATCGACCACAGCGAACGCCAAATTGCGACGGCTTGTTGCCGGAACCAATGTGACGCTTGCAACAGATGGTAACGGAAACCTCGTTATCAATTCCAGTGGCGCGTCTGGCGCGGTGACGAAGGTTTCGAACGAAGGTACGGGAATTGGTTTAGTCGATAGCGACGGAACAGCGGGCGGCGAAGCAACGATCAAATCATTGAATCCCGGTTCGAACGTGACGATCACCGCGTCGGCCGATGGAAAAACGCTGACAATTGCCGCGAATCAAGCAATCACGCCCGCCACGACTTCTGCGATCGGCGGTGTCATTGTACCGACTGGATCGGGCCTGACGGTCGATTCTGTGGGCAGGCTTGCGCTAGTGCCGCCAACCGGTGTTGCGATCGGCGGTGTCAAAGCAGGTTCCGGCGTCAACATCGCGACGGATGGCACAATTTCGGTGACGGCCGTAGGCGGTGTTTCGTCTGTTTCCGGTCAAACGGGTGCGGTGGTTGTCCAAGCGACAAACTTCAACCCGGCAAGCGGTACGTCGTTAATCCGAGATAGCGGCGCAACAAATGCAAATATCAAACTGAAAACAATTGTTGCGGGTACTAACATTACGCTCGCCGACGACGTTAATGGCAATTTGCAGATTTCTGCTACAAGCAGCGCAGCCGGTGTTACTTCAATTACAGCAGGACAATCGGGGCCGCTCGTAGGGCCTGTGACATTCGATGCAGGAAACGCGATCTTTTTGTCCAACATCGGCAATACAATTCGGATTGACGGAACAGGTGTAGCGGAAGCCCCGAACGACGGCAATTTGTACGGTCGGAAAAATATGGCTTGGTCTTTGATTCCAGACGTAGGGTCTGCGATTACATCGATCACAGGGCAGTCCGGAGTCGGCGCAACATCATTGGTTGAAGATAATCCGCCTGCGAATTCCGCCATCATCAAATCGCTTATTCCCGGCAACAATATCCAGTTCGCAGAAGCAAGCGGACTAATTACGATTTCGGCATCTATTCCTAGCGGAACCGTTGCCTCTGTCAATAATAAGTTACCGGACGCATCAGGCAATGTGACTTTGCAAGCGGACGACGTGAACGCTGTGCGCCGTGACGGCGATACGATGAGCGGGTCATTGAATCTCGGAATGCATAGTTTGACAGGTGTTCTTGATCCAGTCGCTCCGAGCGATGCGATGACCCTTAATTATATGCAAAATTTGGCTATCGATCACGGGACTTTTTAAAAAAGCGATTGAAGAGAAATAAATGAATACTCTGAATATTCCTATTCAATTTCTACGATCATTTACAGCAGGAACAGTTCCGCCGACGGATAAGCTGACTGTCGGCGGACTTGCTATCAATATTGTAGATCGCAAATTATTCACTCTTGACAATACGGGGGCGATTCAACAAATCGGCGTGGCAGATGCCGATCTATCCACAGTCGCTTTCACCGGCAATTACAACGATCTTTTAAATAAACCCAATTTGAGCGCAACTTATACACTTCCTGCCGCATCTGCTACGGTGCTTGGTGGAGTGAAAGTTGCAGCGGCGACAATATCGGGTTTGTCAGTCGATGTTAATGGCGAGTTAAGCAATGCAGGTGTAATCAGCGTCAACACTCGAACAGGATCGGTCGTACTAACGGCAACTGACGTTGGATTGCCTACCGATCTCTTAAGCGGACCGAGC